AAATGCATTATATTCTGTAAATTTTTTTTACAGTTGTTCCAATGGTTTTCCAAGTCCATTGGTTGGACATAATTGTTTGCTTCGTTGGGAGGCAATGATGAAAGTGGAAAAAGAGTTGAATGGATATGATGAACGACCTATTTGCACTTGGAAGGTTTGGGATGAAACAAGAGTAAGTGAGGATTTTGTTATGTCTTTGACAATGCAAACAATTGGATATTATGGCAAATATATAATGTATGATTGTGGAATGATGGAGGGTGTTTCGCTGACCATAATGGACGAAATTGTAAAACTAAAAAAATTTATGTATGGAATTCACGAAATAATGTTTTATCCCATTGCCGAATGGATGACAAAAGGAATAACAACACATTTGTTTCATAAATTGATTTTGACCCCACATATAACATTTTCAACAAAATATGCATTGATGTCTTACATTGGTTCATATTTTGCAGTAATGTTAAGTCCGGTTTTTAGTGCGTTTTATTTTGTGGTGAAAATTGGTTTTCCTTATATTTATGAATGTTTTTATTTTACACAAAATCCTGAATTTGTGTTGATGTGTTGTGTGATTGTGTTTTTGGTTCTTTCTTTTGTGTCAAATGTGGTGGTAAGGTGGAAACACGGATTTTATTTGGATTTTTGGGATTTAGTTGCAGAAGAATTATATTATGGATTTTTCTTGACTTGTTTTTTTGGAGGTTTGTCTTATCATTTGTGTGTTATGACAGTGGTTTATTTTTTGCGACTTGATGCAAATTGGGGAACAACAAACAAAGAATTACAACAAATTAATGGTTTCGATTTCATAAAAGAACACAAAAGAATGTATTTTCTTGCGTTTTTGATAATTTGTGGAATGGTTGGAATAAATGTTTGGTATGAAGGAAAATATTGGAGGGAAAGTTTGCCATTGGTTATTATGGTTGGAATACATTGTGGATTTCCTTTTATGACATTTGGATAATATTTGTAAAAATATTATTTTATTACGGCAGTTCGATGCAAAAAAATATAACGAATTAAATATCCATTCCAATTAATATTGTGTTCAAATATTCATCATTTGTTAAACCTGTTTTGTTAATGTCGGGTTTTAATTCTAATAATAATTTTGCAATATTTAATTGTCTATAATAACAAGAACTATGAAATGCGTTATTAATAATTTCAGCAGAAATATTTATTGTAGGATTATCTAGTAATTCTTTCACTTCTTCTAATTTGCCTTCATAACAAAGTTTTTGAAATTGTTTTTCCATTGGTGTTTTATATTATAAAATATTAACAATAATTTTCAATTTATTGTTAAACTGAACAAAAAAAAATATCGCAAATAATTATTCATTATTCGACAACCAAATTATAAATTTTTGTTATATTTGTTCTACAACAAGAACAAGTATTGCCACTGATATTTAACCATCTTTCAATACAATTTTTGCAAAAATTATGTTCTTATGTTGGATAATTAAATGGTGTTGCAGTGTGGTTATTTTGCAATAATAAAATAGCATTCGACAATATATGAATTGCATTTTTTGTTGTGTGTTTAATCAGGAAAAATACATCGAAATGTTGTATTTACTTCTTGAAAGTATTTTTCTTTATGGTCAGTTGCAAAATGATATTGAAATATTAATTTATACATCAACATCTTTTATGCAAATAATAAAAAAAAGTCATCTTTACAATGATGAAAAAATAAAATTCGAAATCAATGATACTTACAATGACATTGATAAGGCGTGTAAGGCACGACTTGATTTATTTGATTTACCGACTGTTGCAAATTATAGCAAAATATTATATTTGGACATTGATGTTTTAGTAAAAAACGACATTCATCCTGCATTCGATATTTGTGAAAAAGATATATTGTATGTATTGGAAGAAGGTGATATTATTTGCAACAATGGAAAGGATTATTGGGGAAAAACTCTTTTTGGGGATGAAATTCACAATTATGAAGATAAAACAGCATTTACAAGTGGAATCTTGCTTTTTAATAATTGTGAAACAATGAAAAAATTATTTGAGATAGTGAAGAAAGATATTCTTTGCAGACCTCATAATTTTCACGACCAACCTTATATTGTATATAATGCATTCAAATATGGTTTATTTGATAACAAAATAATGAAAAAATTTGCAGTAAATAATGATACTAACATATTGAGTGATAAAATCATACATCATTTTCCGGGGGGAGTTGGTCCGCATAATTCTAAAATGAATAAAATGACGCTTTTTTTGGATGGTTTAAAAAATCAATATCAGTCAGTAATAGAAACCATTTTATCAAATGGAATGACTTTAGTCAGCAAAGAAAGATTACAAAATTTGTATATTCAATGTTCAAAATTTAAAAACACATCATATTCTTTTGTGGAATGTGGTGTTGCGAAGGGTGGTTGTCTTGCAATGATGAAATTTGCATCTGGGAAAAAAAATAAAATTGTCGGTTTTGATAGTTTTGAAGGAATGCCAAACATAACAGAAGAAGATATAAGTAATTATAACAAATCTTGTCCATTGAATGATTTTGGAAAAGTTGGTGATAATATGTCAGGTGGGATTGAAAATGTGTATAATACTTTTGAAAAATTAAATTTGGATATGAATAATGTTTCATTGGTAAAAGGATATTTTGAAGACACTTTACAAATTAAAGAAAGTATGGATTACATTGGCAAAATTGCTGTTTTAAGATTGGATGGAGATTGGTATGCATCGACAAAGGTTTGTTTGGAAAAATTATATGACAAAGTTATTGAAGGAGGAATAATAATTATTGACGATTATGGGCATTTTATTGGTGCTAAAAGGGCAACTGATGAATTTATTGCAAAAAATAATATTAAATCGCCATTAATTAAAACGGATTATACAGAACATTATTGGATAAAGGACACAAATGCTGACAAAATATTATCAGACACATTGAATATTGAAGAAGACATTTGGACTTGTTCTGCAAAAATGAGATATGATATTTATGATTTTTTTACACCTTTTCGCATTAAAAATGCCCAAAGTTTAACAAATTTTCCACTCAAAAACGCCCAACAAGTGGGCGTTTTCAATGAAAAATGTTGTAAAAACAAATCTCATTTTAAAATTGCAGAAATAGGTTCGCATAAAGGTTATTCTACAAAAGTGTTGTCGAAAATATTTGCAAAAGTTTATGCGGTAGATAATAGTGTTGAATGGACGGCATTTAATAAAAATTTTAATAAGGATGCAAAAAATATTGAATATGTTATGTTGGATATTTATAAGGATAAATGGGATGTTTTGCCAGAAGATATTGAAGTTGCCTTTATAGATGCTGACCATTCTTATGAAGGTTGCAAAAGTGATATTTTTAATTGTATCAAGAGGTTTAATAATTTGCAATATATTATTTTTGATGATTATGGTGTATGGAATGGGGTCAAGCAAATTATTGACCAATTAATTGAACATAATATTTTGCATTTTGAACGATTTATAGGAATTACGGATGTTCCGGGGCCTAATGGAATTGTGAAGAATGTCAATGAAGGTATTATTTGCAGTCTTAAAAGAAACAATACTTTGCAAAATAAAATATTTAGGTTAAATGATTTTTATATAAAATTTTTGGATGGTTTCAAATTAATAACATCTTTGTCAAGTGAAGGATTTTATTTTGCAAAAGATAATGATAATAGTATTGTAGTAATGATTGATGGAAAAATATATGGAATTAAACTTGGATGACAATCCTAAATTGTGGCAGAATGTTTTTTGATTGTTTGTTTGATTGTTTGTTTGATTGAAGTTTTAATTATTGTAATAATAAAAAAATTATTATTACAACTTATTGACGCAACTTATGGATGCAACTTATTAATTTTTAAATTTGCAAAAATATATTTCAAAAATAAAACAATAAATTATGTTGCCATTATATTTGTTTTTTTCTTCCATCAAATCCCTACAATTTTATTTGCAAAAACATATTGGAACAAAATTAAATGTCTATGAATATTTGTTAATGAATTCCATTGTATTTTTTGCAGTAAGTTTAAGCATATTATTTTACAATTTATATCACAAAAAAGAAAATTATAAAAATATTCAAAAATTGGACACTACGCATTTTATTGTTTTGTTGTTCATTTCGTTGTTTTCAGTTGCGTCTATTTTTGCATTTTTTACATTAGGTTATTATCACACCATTCCTATTTTTTTAACTATTTCAAAGGTTATGTCCGCATTATTAATTGTTGCAATTGGATATTTTATTTTTGGCGAAAAATTAACATTTAATCAAATTATAGGAATTATGTTTTGTATCATAGGAATATTATTTTTATATCGCAAATAATTAATTAATTGACATTGATTGATATTTTATTTTTGCAACAAAAAATAAAATATATTATGTTGGAGGATTTGAATGAAATCAACAAAATTGCGAATAATGTGCAATAATTGGTTTGGGAGAAGTATTGCAATCAAATACTGAGACAGGCAACCATTTTTCAATATTATTGTCAAAAATGCATTGAACAACAATTGTTTCATTTTTCTTTCTATTTTTTTCCATCAAATCTTCGTCATTTAATGTTGAACATATTCTTTGCAAATGAGATGCATAGTAATGGTAAAAACAACTACCAACCAACTTACTTTGTTCAATAGTTTGAATTCCCAATGTGTCAAAATAAATAAGTTTCTTATTTTTTCCATAAATATATAGCAAATAATAATCTTGTTCATTAGTATTTTTAAGAATAAAATTGGTTTTCAATGAAAATTGTGGTGTTCTTTTTTTTACAATAAATTTCTGGGTCAATTGTGTGTCCATTTTGTTTGTTTCGAATGTTGATGGTAATATTTTGCAACATAAATTCAGTTTGAAATCAATGGTGTCAAGTGGCAGATTGTAATACGGCATTTTTGCATCCAGTTTTCTTATTTGCAAATGATGAATTTCATAAACAATTTTGGATTTGAATTTTGAATGGAAATCATTGTAAATATTTGCATAATTTGGCAACAATTGTTGTTTGTTTAAATTCCAACAATTTATTATTGCAATATGTAGAGGTAATTGTTGCAAATAAAATGTGGTTGATTGTGAATAATGTAATTCTTTGAAAAATGCCAATAAATATTTCATTTTATCTTTTGGTGTCAATGGTTGCATAGTTAATCCTTTGTAATATAAAAGGTCTTCAATAACAACAATTTGATTAGAATAAATTGTTGTTTCATTGGGTGGGGCAAGAATAGTTCCATAAAGCAAAGTTCCGTATGCAAATTGAAAAGGAACATTGGAAGATATAATTTGCGAATGTATTATTTTTTTTTCATTGTTGAGGTCAAGTAAAATAGCAACATCCTTTTCATCTATGTAAGTCATCCAAATCATAACTTTTTTGCCAACTGGAATTGCACAAACAATATCATAATTGAAATATTCTTTTGCATCAATGGCAATTTCATAGGGAAAAATAGGAATAGGACATCTTTTGATTGCATCATTAATTTGATTTTGATATTCTTCTGTCATTGTTTCACAAATGTATTGTATTGCAATTATATTGTTTAATTTATTCAATTTACACCTTTTCGCATTAAAAATGCTCAAAGTTTAACAAATTTTCCACTCAAAAACGCCCACTTGTTGGGCGTTTTCAATGAAAAATGGTGTAATATTTGCTAACATTAAATTAAAAATTATTATGCTAATAAACAACATATAACAAAATGACAACAGAATTAACACAAACCTCAAACATTGACACTTTTTTTGAACAATTATTTGCAGAAATAAAAAATGAAATATTTGCAATTACATTTACAAAATCAACAATAATTCATTTTTTGAATGCTAAAATAAAAGAACAAAGCAGAATAATATTTGAAAATAATTTGGATTATTCATTGTCAAAAAATTTCAAAAAAGGAACACAATTAATTCATAAATTGAATTTGAAAATATTTAATAAAATAATTACATTTGCAATTCTTAGTGAAAATAATAGAACTGAATTATTGGATAATAATATTTGCCACTTGTTTTCATTAATTTATTTAAGAGAAAGAGTTAATTTATTGTCAAATATTAAAGAACATTTTCAATGTGAAATGGTTGATTTGTGGAATTCACATTCGGAACAATTTGATACAAAAAATTATTTGAAATGTTTGTTTGATTGTCAAGGAATTAAATACAATGAGGATGATTTGCAAAAAAAAGAAAACCTAATTAGAGCAAAACAATTTTACCGATTTGAATGTTTGCAAAAAATAAACGAAAATTGTTATATTCCAAATAATATTCAAAATTGTTTGGAAATGCAATTGGTTGGATATGAAGGAGAATTAGTTTATTACTGGAAATACGGAAAACACGGAAAACACGGAAAACCTACGGTTTTCCGTCAGCCTTTCCCTCCACAATACGGAAAACCGTAGGTTTTCCGTCAGCATTTCCATCCACCACATGTATAATCTAATCCGCCGAAGGCGGACGAAAACTTCAACAAAATAATATTCAACAAAATAATATTCAACAAAATAATATTTTGCAACAATTATTTAATCCGCCTTCGGCACGGCAAACCTACGGTTTTCCGTCAGCCTTTCCCTCCACAAATGTGTAATCTAATCCGCCTTCGGCGGACGAAAACTTCAACAAAATAATATTCAACAAAATAATATTTTGCAACAATTATTTAATCCGCCTTCGGCGGACGAAAACTTCAACAAAATAATATT